AATGACAGGATGCATTTCCACCAAAAAGCGAAAATAATTCAAGAATTAAAGAGAATTACTTTTAATCAAGTGCGAAATCCATTAAACAGCTTAGAGAAATTGCCGTTATTTGATAGCACACGGGCTTGTAGCGTTACGCTGACAGTCTTTACACCAACCAAACGAAGAAGTGACCCAGACAACTTACAACCGACCTTAAAAGCGATTATGGACGGCTTTACAGAATCAGGGCTTTGGTCAGATGATAATCACGAAGTAGTTAAATTTACAAAATATCAATATGGCGGACTTTCTGGAACAAAAGCTTATCGTCTTGAAGTTGATATCGAGGAGGTTTGAATGACAGCGTTCAGAATCATACCAACTGTTAAATTGTTTAACTTAGCTAAGAAAGCAAGATATGACGGTTATGGAAGTAATTCGGTTTATATCACAGTTAGAACTAAAGGAAGTCATGAGCTGGTTGAAATTTATCGAGATATTAAATCTGTTTTCAACAACGGAAAAGATATGACTTGGAATCAACTGTTTAATTTTATGGATAAGCAACTGACAGAATCATTAGTTATATTTGAATAGCTCTAATTCATGAAAATTACGGTTACATTGAGCGCTTAAGCTGTTTCATGGATAATTTATCACGAACTAGGCAAAAGCGCTTAGAAAAAGAATAAAGGCAATAAAATGAATGATGAAAAATTGTTGGAACTCCAAGAATTATTTATAAAAAGATTGAATGAATTATTCCCTTACAAAAATGGAGGGAAACACAAAGATTTTAGTCGGCTTGATGAATTGAATTTATCAACCGAAGACAGAAAACATATCACTATGAGTGCTAATGCGATATTTAAAGCTCGCAGAATCGCTCCAATTCGTTCGCTGACATTGATAGGTCCACTCTTTAGCCCTGACGAGTTCAAGTTGTTTAAAGAAGCTTATGACTATCAGATAGATAAAGCTAAAGTAATTCGCAATGAACGTGCCAAGACGATTCACGCTTACCGAAAAACTATTGGGCGAAGTCCAAAGCCCTTTAGTGGTGGTATTGACAAGGAAAGCTTAATAACAACTGCAGATGGCGAAGAAGTCAAAATTATTAAGCAACTTGAATCAGGTAACTACATTGTAGAATTTGACAATGAAAAAAGACTTCTTGGCCGTGATGACATGAAACTGGCTAAAGCAAAGTATGTAGATTTGATATAAGAAGGAAAATTAGATGACAGTTGAAAGTTTACTAAAAACAATTTCAGAAGGAATGACAGTTAATGTAAAAGATTGCTATGGAAATATGATTATCCGTTTTAAATTTGGAGATGATATCGAAGTATTTTCTGCAAGTTTCCTTTTCCATAAAATCAAAAAAACTGAAATTAAAAATCAATTCGATTTAAATATTTATTTGGAGGACACGAAAAATGACTAAGTTTGAAGAAGAATTTAACTACTTGATTGAATTATCAGGAAAAGTATTACTTGGACAAGTAGATGCTGAAACATTTAAAAAAAACAGAATTGCATTTTTTGAAAAATATGAAACAGACCAACAGCAAGCCCTGCCAGTCGTGCCTGAGTGTGTGGCTGAGTGGATAGAAATATTAAAAACTAAAGGCCTTAAACCACTAAAAAATCCAGAAACATACGAAGAAACTGGCTTTACAGAAGAAACACTACAAAATATTGTATTTTGGATTTCTGAACACCAAGAAGATTATATGCGTGCATGGCTAGACGGCTACACAGTCGAAAAACCGCAGCTGTTCTATTTGAAGAATAAGCTGACAGGAGCTTATCTATATTATGATGAAGCAACAAACTATTATTACGATTCAGATATTGTTGATTATCTTGATATTTATTATGAAGCAAAAGCAAAATTCACCCAGCAAGAAATCGACAGCATGAAAACTGGGAGCTATGAGCTTGTGCCTGTGGAGGACGGAGAATGACACAAGAAACAGCAAAAGAGCTTTTACGAAAAACTAAAGTAATTAGAGATAATTTTTATCCTGAGCCAATTGAACCTGAGCATGAAGATGAACAAAAAATAACCTTTGAATTTCTATCAGAAGTTATTAATTATCTCGAAAATGACACTGACAAACTTTCGGTTGAAAAACTCCAAGAACAAAATAAAACGATGAAATTAGCATTGGTAGAACTTAGTGATGAAAACATTTATGACAATACAGGATTTTTTGCCAACGAATATGCAAAGAACTTAGTAGAGCAAATAGATGCAGGAGAAATAGAAACTATTGTAGAGCGTTGCATCCGTAATCACCAAGAACAGCTTAACACTGCGAAAAAGTATATCGAGCATGCTATTGGAACGATTAAACATGATGGGCATTTAGGAACTATTCAAACAGACTGGATTTTGCCTTATTTAGAAAAAGCACTCGCAGCGATTGGAGGGGATGATGAATAAGGCGGATTGGATTCCATACAAAGTTACAGGGAAATTAAGCAAAATAATAAATAGGAATATCAATGCAGTTTTGATAACTGAAGATAATGCATTGGAGTTAAAAAAAGAATTTCCTTTCATTGAATTGTTTAGTGAACAAACATTACTTACTGGATTTATGAGTTTTATGTCATTACCTGCATACTTAGTACTTATCAATCCAAAACAACCTCTTGATAAGAGATATTATATGTTCAAATCACAATATGATTTTGAGCATAACACAACTGAACTTGAAGGGAGCGGCGATGAGTGATTTAGTGAAAGTGGTGGAGGAATGACAACAGAGGAAATAGTACAAGACTACCAAATAAAGTTGTTAAAGATTATATTCAAAGAAATTGATAGTCTGATGACGAAAAAAGAAAAAGCGGATATCAACGCACAAAAACTTGCTGAAAATGGTAATACTGTGAGAACATCAGCATATTGGAAATCAGTAGGAAATGCAGAGTTTTACATTAAAGAGATCTACCAAAAGTTAAGTGCTTTAGCTGAAATTGATAGACTTTTTCATTGGTCCGATCGTTTACATCAAGAACAATTAAAATTTGTTGGTAAATATCCAAATGTTATGGAAAAATACAGACAAACTAATATCGCTGGTCAATGACTGGTGGGGAGGGATTGAATGAAAAGCAATCTTGATTTAAAAGGAGAACTACTCGGATATATAGACATGGATTGTCCAAAGTGTAATAGGCACAGAGTTGAAAAATACCAGAACGGTGAGTTGCGTTGTGAAAAATGCGAGTGGAATATCACCTTGCAAAAATATGAACCATGGGAATGGGAAGATGAGGAGGACAACCAATGAAACTTTTGTGTAAGCTGTTCGGGCATAAGCCTGATTTCAACCCAGCATATGATACTAGACCTCATTGTACTAGATGTGATTGGCAAGATTATGCTTTTGACGACTTCATTAAGCAATGGCTTGATAAACATATGGATTGAGGTGGAGATGAAAAAATTTGAATTATATAGCGCAGAATTCGTTAGCAAAGATAGAAAACCTAAGTGTGTAATGAATATTATTGAAGCTAATAATTATGCTGAAGTAATCCAAAAACTCGAAAGCAACGCAGGTTGGTACACTGCTGACAATGGTGCTTTCAAAGTTGCATATATCGAGGAGGTTGTGGAATGAAAGTGATTTATAAGATACTAATTGCCCTAATAGTAGTTGCTGTAGGATTTGGATTATCTCTAGCAACCTATCATCTCTTTGGGTACGACAAGATAATGAGCTTTTGGCAGTACATCTTGCTTAGGAGTAAATAAAAAAAGCCCAAGCTGACCAAGCTTGAGCTAAATAGGATTTACAACAACTTATTATATTATTTTTGGTCACACGTATTATATCATACTGAGCTAGGAACTCGCTAAACTCAACTGGAGGAGAAATATGCCGCAAGAAATTACTGTTGATTTTTCAGAACAAATCGCTAAAACACAAACTAAAATTGATAGACTGAAAGACATGATTCATCATGTTAGAAATCAAAAGATTGTTTTAGATGATTTTAAAAAGAATCATATACCTAGGGATACAAAATTTGAATTAAACTTGGGAGGAGTTTTAAAATGTTCCGTTAAGATTAATGTTGGAACGCTCATCCCTTTGCTGGAACAAAATATTGAAGATAATATGGCTCTTATTAA